CGAGGCCAGCAATTGCGCTGGTGACAGCATCAGCATCTTCCCGCACCTTCTGGTTGATCTCGATTGCAGCTCCGTCCTTGCCGGTGAGTTCGGTGAGCGTCTTGTCGCGCCACTCTTGGCTTCGCCGGTTCTTCAGCCAGAAGATTGCGGCCGTGACATCAGGAGCCACCTTGGCCCTGAACGGAGCGTAGACCGGATTTTCAGCTCCGCTCGGCATGAAGATTTTGACCTCTTCCTGCTCATAGCCGATTGCCCGCTGATACAGGCTACGCTCAACCCGGTCGTCTGCAATGTCCTTGCCAGCCTTTAGGGACTGACAAAACTCCGGATGGTCATGCTTCCAGCGATAGAGCGTTCTCACCTCTATCTCGAAAAAGTCTGCCAACTCCTGATCGGTCGCGCCCAACTCGGACAGCTTCTGGGCCTGCTTCGCAAAGTCATCGCGATATTTTGACGGCCTCGCCATCATCCAGCCTTCTTCATTGCCGGAACCAGGCCCGCATCGATCATGGCCTGTAATAGCTTAGCCGAGCCCTCTCGTGCGTCTTTCCGAGCGTCAAAGTCGGTGAGCTTCTTTTCCTTCTGGCGGCAGTTGATGGGAACCACATCCAGAAGCGAGCGGTAGTGGTAATACACGTGCTTGACGGCATGGAACGAGCGGTGCGGGAACAAGTTGAATGTCTCGGCCAGGTTCTTTCTATCCGATACGCAGTTGGAAACGAGCGTCAGCTCCCACTCTTCCCAAATGTCAGTCCCGCGCATGGAATGGGCAAGGCGCTTGGCCGCATCAGGCGTAAGCGAAACCTTGATCGGCTTCGGCCCGAACTTCGCATTGCCCTTCATCCACCGCCCTTTCCGTTACTCAGCGCGATGTCTCGCCAGATATTCCCCAGCAATTCCCCGGTATCTGTCCATGATGAATCCGATTGGTCCGCCGGCCAGCGGGAACCTTTCTCCGTCCCCAACGAGATGATACCAGAGTCTGCGATTGAAGCGGTTCTCCCAGTCGAACTTCACCTGCTCGACACGAAGCGGACCCTTGCCAGCGACAGCGGAAAGGAATGGCGGTATTTTCACGCGTCCGCCTTCCGGTTCACTTCATCGATTGCCAGTTCCCACAATCTTGTGAGACGGGATTCCTCTCTCCGCTTGCTGTGCATCTGCATCTCAAGCTCGAATATCTCGTCGCGAACCGTGTTCAGCTTGAGTGAGACCTCGCGTAAGTCGTCCAGTGCGTGTTTCATGCTGCGTCCGCCCAATCTGTCCCGAGCAGCTGCGGTATCTCAACGCGCACGCTCTCAACCCCAATCTTCTCAGCCCTGCAGGCGATCCGGTGAGCGCAAGCATAGGCTGCGGCCTGTCCACCGTATTTCGGGTCGGCATCACCAAAAACCACCACCTCTTTGACGCCTTCCGGTGGGATCCACTTCGCCAGCATCGCCGCATTAAGCGCAGCCCAAACCGGCAAGCCAAAGCGCTGACTAGCCCGCAATGCCGTCTCAATCCCCTCGGCTATCCCAAGCCTTTCGCCGTGCATTGCCAATCTGACAGCCGATCCATCCAGCAAGTCTCCCGGCATCAATGCCCGAGGATTGTCCATGTCGGCCTTCGCTCCATCGGGCCGGAGGAATGTGCGATGCAGCGTAACACCTTTGCCGTCCGGGCCTTTGACGGCCGCAAGCATCGCTGGTCGCATCCCAGTCTCAAACGGCACCGGACAGCTCGGCAGAAAGCGTAAGCAATCGATGTTCTGCGGCCACGGGCAACCTCTCGCCGTCAGGTAGAGGTCCACCAAATCCCCGCGCTCGATCCTGCGCGCAGCGTTCCACAGCCTTGAGCAGTCCGCCAGCTTCGATGCGGCCGAGCGCTCCCGCTTTACGGTGTCCTGCTTGACGTTGCCTAGAACCTGATCAACCTCGCTTGCAGCTTGAGCGAAATTCCATCCCTTCCACTTTTCGAGAAGCCGCCAACCATTTCCGCCGGCCCCGCATCCATTGCAGATGTAGCTTCCTTCGCCGTTCTGATTATCGAACCGGAATCTATCCCTTCCCCCACACATCGGACACGGGCAGTTCTTGCCGGTGAGCGCGGTAGCCGGGAACCCAAGCTCAAGCAGGATTCCCTTCCACTTGCCCTTGGCCAGATCGTGAGTGCGAGGACGGTTCATGGCCGTTTCCCTCTCGATTTTGCGAAACGAATGTCCTTGGCGCGAACGTAGGCAATCGTCGCCGGAGACGGCGCTATCGGTTGCTCGAATAAGCCCTTCGGCCACACACCAGTCCGTTCCCGATAGGTGTTCGCTATCCATCCTCTCGACCGCCCACGCTGCTGCGCAATGGACACCAGCTCGGAATAGAACCGCTGCTTCGCCTGTCCGGTTAACTTCACCGCCTTGGAGTGGCGCGTGACCTCGATCAGCTCCCCATCTTCGACCTCCACTTCAGACTGTCTCACCGGCTCGAAACCGCATTTCGGGCAGGCTCTCACCTTGGCCGGTTTCAGCAAACCGCAGGACGGACATTCCTTCGGCATCGGCTCCCCGCGTTCCTTGCGGGTCTTGTCTGGCTCCGCTTTCCCATCCTTCATCCGATCATGGTGGATGTCCGTCACGAACCCGAGGCGAGCGTGATTGTCGGCATGGTCTAGGATCAGGCAATGATCCTTACCCGGAGCCGTCCTGAGACCACGCCCGATCATCTGCACGAACAGCATTTCCGAGCGTGTCGGCCGGGCAAGAACCACACACCGAACGTCCGCATCGACGCCGGTTGTCAGGGTTCCGACATTGACGATCCCCGAGAGTTCTCCCCGAGCCATTTTGCCAAACAAAAACTTGCGCTCGACAAGATCCACGTTGGCATCGCAGTAGCCCATCCGAATCCCGGCGGACGCGAACTGCTCAACCAGGCTGGCGGCATGTGCACGGTTGACCGCGAACACCAATGTCGGAAGGCCGAAAGCTTTCTCGCGCCAAGTCGAAACCACGTCCGCGACCAGACCGCCCATGACTTCCGCGGCGCCGTCATCGGCATAGTCCCCGTTGCGGATTTTAACCCCGGTAAGATCGGGATGTGATGGAGCAAAAACCCTGAAGGGCGACAGAAAGCCACGGTCGATCAGCTCCTGCATCCGAACCGGGACCAGAAGCTCTTCCCAATCTGCCGCCATTCCTCTCGCCCACGGCGTTGCGGACAATCCGATGAACACCTTGCGCGGTTCGTCCTTCAGCCATGCCCGGACAGCAGCAAACTGCACATGGCACTCATCGATCACGATCACGTCCGCGTCCGGCCTCTGGCGGCGTGAAAGGGTCTGCACGGAAACGACCTGGACCGGCTGCGAGCGATCGGTTCGAAGGTGGTTGCTCTGCATCACGCCGATCGCATGAATGCCCTCGCTCTCGAACATCGCCACCGTCTGGTCGATCAGCGAAATAGCAGGCACCGTGAACGCAACCCGATTGCCCTTCGCCAATGCCCCATTGACGATTTCGGCTGCCGTTCGCGTCTTTCCAGCTCCGGTTGGCATCGCCACCACGACGCGCCGTTTCCCCGAACGCAGCGATTGCCGGAGCATCCCGATAGCCCGCAGCTGATGCTCGCGGAGCGGCTTCGGAGACGCTGGAGCCGAGAACAGATCAGACCCGGCAAGACGCGCGCTCACTTCACGCCTCCACCGATAACCGTCAGCCCCTCGCGTGTGCGTGATGACCCCAGTGATTCTTCTTCTTGGGTCTGGTGATATATACCAACACCAACACCACCACCCGCGCGGGGTTGAACGTGCGTTGCAACGTCCGTTGAACGTGCGTTGGCTTTTCGTGCTTCAGCCGATGCGCGTCCGGCGCGTCTTTTCTGATCCCTGTTGGCCTCGGCCTTTGAAAGCTCGGCGATGATTTTGGGGTGCGATATTTTGCCGCCGGACAGCGTGCAGTCGAGGAGTAAACGAGCCCGCATCTCAAGCCACTGCTTGTTGGTTAGGCGAAGCTCCGCTGCTATCAGCTTGTCGTCATCTGCGATCGAACCTCCGTTTTCCCAAAGCAGCATGTGCAGATACACGAGCGCGCTGTGCTGGACGTGGGTAAGCGTCCCGACGCGCGCGCGATGATCCTTGATGAAGAGCGGCATCCAGATACCGACCGCGCTCACTGTGCCGCCCACTCGCGATAGAGGCTCTGAAACCTGCGCTTGGCGATTTCCAGCGCCCGCTGATGAACTTCATCATCAAGTAGGGCTGGGCTATCCACCTCAGCGATAAGCAATGCTCGGTAAGTCGCCCAGGCAAGCTCAACGTCGTCCTGAGTGACGGTTTTGGCGAGGCTGAGAACGGCGCTCATTTCCCACCGCCCAACAGCTTTTCAAGCAGCTCAAGCTCTTCTTCGCGGTGCCTTTCGAGAACGTCGCCGTGAGCCTCTTCAAGCCACTGCTGGAGGATGGCAAACCTGACCCTGCAAGCGTGCGGAGTTCGCCCCACTTCGCGTGCTATGCCGCGCCAATGAAGCCCGTGCGTTCGGCGACGGTAGATCGTCTGATCTTCCTCTCGCGTGAATCTCTGGTAGCGTTGGGGGGCGTTCACTTGGCCTGCCACCCATATCTGGCGCAGACCTTCTGCCATGCCCTTGAAACAGCCTTGTAGCTTATCCCTAGATCATGAGCGCATTGTGATGGTGTTCCACCATAGGCTGCCATCCATTCGGCTACCTGATCTTGACGGGTCATGCTGCAACGCTTTCACGCCGCGCAGTGCGGGCTATGCTCAGCAGGAGATCGCGAAATTCAGTGGGCGTAGCGCCGCGCAGCTCCTTCTTTCGTTTTGTGCCGAGAGAGCCAGTCATTCCGCATCGACGCGCCTTGAGGTAGCCGTGGCGCTCCAACATAATCGGGCAAAGGCGCTGGCCTGAGTATCCCCATTTCAGCGACTGCAATTCAACGGAATGAGCGTAGAGCCACGTCAGCTTACGGCCGGCGTGACCATAGTGTCCCTGCTCGACACAGCACGTCCAACCGCCTATAAAGTCGGCGTTAACCCAACCGCCTTCGCGCGGCGGCTCATTCAGACCGAAGTGCCGCCAAGCGCGTGACGCTTCTGGGTGCTCAAGAATGCCGCCAAACGTGCGGACAGCACGCAACGCCGCCTCGAAGCATCCGTTATCGTCGCCAAGCCTGAAGCGCTCAGGGTCGGGTTTCAGCGGCGATCCGAACCACATGCGGCCCCACCGCTCGCACGGAGGATGCGCGACAACAGGATACGGGCCATCATACAACCTGGCATCCCGCGCTTCGTCCCACGGGTCCACGTCCGGCAGACCGAAGTAACAGCCGCCCGTCTCGACAAAAAGGGCCGCGACCTTCATCATTGCCCCTCCAGACACACGATGATCTTTCCGCCTTTGACGGGATCTGCGAATGTGTAGGTTGGGTCGAATAGGTAATCGTCCACGCCAAGGTGGTTCGCCAGTTCGTCCAGAGCGTATTTCAGCGACGATTGGAGATTGTCACGGTCGCGCCTGCGGCGATCGGGCGGAGAGATTGTAATGCGAAGCGGAATGCGGCCTTCAGGAAGCTCGGGAACCGGCTTCTGGAATAGTGACCACGCGCAATCCGATTTGTAGGCTTTCTTAGCCTTCGCCAGTGCGCGCCAGTGCAGCCGCGCGTTCGGTGAAAGTTTGGCCGGCGGAAATGGCAGCTCGATCAGTGCCATCGCTCTACACCGCCATGTTATATGAGGCTGCCTCGCGAGCTTTCGCTTCAGCGAGTGTCAGCTTGCCAGCGGGACAGAATGCTGCCGTAATGTCGAACAGACCATCCTTGGCCAGTTCAGCTAGAACCTCTGGCGTGTAGGCGCTAGGATCGTTGCCATACTTGTCGAGAACGGCGTCTTTGCGAATTTCAAGGGGTGTGCGACCATCCATGCATTCGCAGATGAGTTCATTCGGTCGGCCGCGCTTGAAGCCGCGCCGCGTTTCGGCCCCACACCATCGGCAAACGCCCCTGTTATATGAGGGGGGAGTCATGCGGGGCGTTTCCGTGGCGGCTTGAGATCGAGCGCACGTTGTCGAGCCTTCGCCGCACGATCCGCAGCGGTTTCGGCAATCAGTTCCTCAAGCTCGGGATAAATGTCCTTCGCTCGAAACCACTTGGTAAAGCCCATCTCCGCTTCTCCAGCGATGTATTGAGCGACCATCTCGCGGGACACGCCAATGTCCCGGCCCATGTCCTCTAGAGTCAGGCCCCGAGCATTCTTGATCTGCAACAGGGCGGTTCCAACGTCGCCCATGACTTGCGATTGCGGTCTGCCAAGGAAAGTAGCGCCGTTCATCGCTTACTTGCGCCCCCGAAATGACCGAGGGCATCATCTGGAACGCACGGCCAGTCCCCGTAGGATTCGTCCTCGACGGGTTCGCGCGTAACAAACCACGCCAGCGATCCGAGAAGAGCGAACCACAGAATCAGAGATATGATGGAGGCGGGTTCCATTTACGCGGCCTCCGGAGGATCGGGCAGAGGCATCCAGAAATCGGCGCGGTGTCCGTTGCTCGACCATCCGCTGGAGAACGTCTTTTCGACCTTGCGGTAAAGCCCGTTTTCGGCTTCCTCGTAAGAGTCCCACTTGTGCTCGAACCAAGCGTTGATTTCGTATGTCGGCGGCGTGTCGTAGAGACACACAGTCAGGATAGGAGTCCCGTCCTTAGGAGCGGATTCCATCGGTTGCCATCCCCCGCCCATCTGTCAGAGGAACCTTGCAACCAGTATCGGAACCAGCTTGGGAACCGTCAGACAGACAGCAACCCAAATACCTCCGGCTATGCAGCCAAGTGTCCACGCAATGAGAGCTATCGCATCAGCCTTCGCCAGCTTGGCTATGGTGGTGAGAGCACTCATGCTGCTTCGCGCTCTTTCGGCGGCGTCCACGGCTCGATCTCTTCGAGGAGCGCCATTTGCTCTTCAGTAAGGTCGGCGATGCTGTCGTGCCGCCATCCGGTCTTGCGGAAAATGTGGATCGCCAGCGGACGCGACGGAGGCCGCTTCCCGCTAAGGATTTCGCTTGCGTAGGACTTACTGATGTCTGCCGCAGTCGAGAGTTCCATTGTTGCTGGGGCGTCGGCCATGTGCGAGTGTTCGCACATTACGAACCTTGACGCAATAGGGTATGTTCGCACATTCGGGAACGACATTTGGCGCCATGTTTCGCACAATCGGAACATGGCTCGGCGCGGCGTTCCAAAGCAGATCAACTGGTATCTACGCGAGTGGATGGATTATTACGAAGTCAGCCAGGCCGACATGATTCGGCGCACAGGTTGGTCGAAGGCTACCGCCAGTCAGCTTTATAACAACAAGCAGGACTACAATCCCAAGATCATCAACGAGGCGGCGGAGGCCCTAAGTGTGCGCCGCTATGAGCTGTTGATGCGCCCCGAAGAGGCTATGCGGCTTCGCGCAGAGGCCAAGGAAAAGCCGAAGCTGGTGCACTCTGCACCACAAAAGAAGGCGGTTCGCACCTAGCGAACTTTTTCTGTTGCATCCATGTTCGTAATGTGCGAACACTCTCCTCAACGCACAAGCGTGGAGGAAGAGAAGATGCCCGTCACCTCGAAGTTCACACAAGCGCAGATCGACTTCGCCGACAAGATTGAGGCTGAAGTTTCGCCGGCCCTAGCCAACTGGGTCCGCTTCCAATTCGACACTGGCCGCACCCTCGATGACATCGAGGCGCA